ATGAAATACTTTACAACTGACATCGAAAATATTGAAAACATCACAATCTTTGAAGAGTTTGGTTTTGACTTTGAAGAATCAGAAGACGGAACTTGGTATACAGAAGATAAAGCGATGTTTGACTGGTGGAATGAACTTGCTCAAGCAATCGAATTTTTAAACGATAACGGGATTGATGCAGAAACCAGTGAACTAGCGGACTACGTAACAGTTGCTAAAGAAAACGGATTTGAATTTTAATTAAGGAAGCTTATAATTATCGTCTAAAACTAATTGAAAAATATGTACCAAAGGAAGGATAAAATGACAAAAACAACAGCACAACGCAAAAAATCAATTTATATTAACGGCGCACTAGAAAAGGTTTATGATGAATGTAGCAACGGCATGCGCAATCGTACGTTTAGTGGTCGCGTCATGGATATTGCAGAGCGCTATGATGCTCTAATGGGGCTAACAGAGATTCCAGAGTTGACACCACAGCAGCAAATGATTTTAGGCGAGGCTGTTCTCGGTGCTTTTATGGATCGCAATAAAATCAGATATTTGCACGATGCTATTGCCGACACAGAGATTGACGGCTGTCTGGATTTAGCCAAGATGGTTAGAGATTTAGATTACGCACAGCGCCTAAAATTAATAGAGTCGATTAATATTTGAGCGGCTAACATTGCTGCTTTTTTAGACACACAAAAAACCGCCCAGAAATTAATCTGAGCGGTTTTGTCTTATCTCGGAGCTTTACCTCCTTTTTTTGCTACCGGCATTTGTGTCGGTTACACTAATTTACCCCAAAGACTGATAATGTTACCGTCTTTGTCAGTTATCCCAATAGCTAGGTAGTTACGCATACCTAAGCCACCAAGATAACTAATCCAGTAGTAGCCATTGGCATATCCCTCGCTATCAAAGCTAACGGTATCACCTTGTTTGTAGCTACCTACTACTTCACTGGCTAAACTTGGCCAACGTCTGATGTTAATCTCTGCAACATCAAGTGTAAAGGTACCTGCTTTTGGTGTCTCTACAATTGTGTCAGAGTTTTGTGGCTCGGTGCTGACTGTTTGTGTAACTGCATCTCCTTGGTATGGCGGGTAAAACCACCCTATCACGCCTGTAAAATCGCGATTGTTAAAACGAGCTGGTGCACCGACATACAAAGCATCAGGATTGCCATCAATGTTTTGCTCGACAGTGCGCATAGTGTAACCGTCACTATCCTCGATAACAATTCCCGTATGTCCAAATTGATGATACGGCACTGATTGGACAAAAAATGCTCCAGTCCGTGGATTTGCATCTGTCGGCATGCGGTGGACTTCCCAGCCTACGGCAGCAGCGCTATCTAGTAAGTCTATGGCATTTCCCCAGAGGTCAACACCAAACCAGTGCTTTGCTGCATAACAAGGCACATCTGCGCATTGCCAGCCCGCAAAACTATCTTTATCCACGCCAACTCCGGCGTTTGCTAAGTTAATAAAAAATTCAATGACTTCCCGACACTGAGAACTAATCATCTGCTCCTCCTTATTTTTTATAGCTTCGGCATCCCATTCCTGCAAGTTATTCTCCTCGATCAGTTGGATCAACAGCTCCGCATAGCCACTCGCAGTCGCATAACCTGCATCTTTTATAGCATGACAAGCTTTTTTGTAGTCAGCCTCTCCAATAACTGCCTTATAGCGTGGATTATCGACTAAAAACTGGCCATGATCAGCGATAGAGTCCTCCCAACTGTCGTAGGCCCTAAAACGGTCTACAATATCCGTAACAATCCCCGGTTGATACTCTTCCTGTGTTTTTGTATTAAATGACTTACCAGTCCAAGAGCTATCTGCCTTGATACCAAACAAAGCATTATGTGGAGCATACTTGCCCCACCCGCTCTCTAAAATGGCTTGAGCAGCTGTCAGAGATGGCAAAATCTTATGAGTGTGCCACTCTGCGATAACTGCGCTTTTTATTTTGTCTAAAAATGCCATCTATCATCCTCTCCTATAAATGGAGCCAAAATCAAAGCAATCACGGCCAGTGGAAAATATAGCACTATGATAGCTATGATGACGGCTAGTTGTGTGATTGCTTTTCTCATGGTTACTCCTCTTCTTTAATTTGTGACACATTCATCAGGACACAAGTTAGTCCTGATAGTAATACCGCTGACAACATCGTTGGCCAGTTAATATCCGTAATCAACACGCTTGACCCGATAAGACCAACAGCTGTTTGTGCCATTGTTTTGATTGTTTTGATTGCTACTTTTTTAAACCATTTATTCATTTTTCTTCTCCTTTTTTAAATAGCGTAATAATACGTTCTTTGTTGATAATAACTTCGTCTTCTACGCGACCTAAACGCTCTTCGTGGCGATCGATAATTTTTTTCGTAATCTCACGGTCGCGATCAAGGTTTTTAAGCTCATAGGCTAACTCCTTGATTGAGTCCTTGAGCTGAGCCATGGCAAACTCGTTGGATTCTATAGCTTTTTTAAAGGGATTGACGATAAATCCCCAAACACCCAAGATAGACAAGAGAGCCGTACATGCAGCCCCAATCTGCAATAAATCAAAGTGCATCTAACCACCTCTAATCTTGTTTAACTAAGTCTGCATATTTGATGACCGTTACTTTGTCCTCTTCCTCTAGCTCCTCTAAGGTCTGCGCCTCATAAGTAAACGGTTCATTGACATGTACAAAGACTAGGTTTCCTTCACCAGCTTCGTCTTCGTGTTTATCGTCGACCACCGTAAAGACATCATAGGCTTGATACTTACCTTTTTTGACAGGCTCGATTAGCTCTAACATGCCTTTGTAAATATCAGGCTCAACTTTGCTTCCGCTTGTTAGTAGATGGATCGCTTGTAGATTAGCCATTTTTTGAGATTTTGCAATGACAAGCTCCAGAGATTTAGCTTGTTTTTCAGCGGCTTCTGCTGTTACCTTTGCTTGCTCCGCATTTTGCTCAATCTCTTTTTGTGCGAGGCTCAACTCTTCCACTTTTTGCACTGATTCTGCTACGGCGTATTTAGTCACATACTCGCGTACAAAAGCATCTAGTCCCTCTTTAATAAGGTCATCTGCTCCCTTAGCTGTCTGATCACCGATTAATTCAATGGGGATAAATAGCCCATTGTCACCGATTAAGCGAACCTCTGTTTTTACAACTTTACCGCCTTCATGAATTGGATAAGGTTTGCCTGATAGTGTTAATGTCTTCATAGTTATTCTCCTTTGCTTCCTTCGTATTGCTCTAAGATGCTGTCAACAATAATGATTTCTTGAGCTGTAAACTCATCTTCAGATTCGGCTAGATATTCCAAAAAATCGATAAAGCGCTTAGAGTACTCGCCACCTTTGATGACGATAGGCTCGCTTGCTAACTCGTCTAAAAAGTCGTTAAGCTCAGCTAACTTTGAGGTATCCTCAATTTTTGAATTACCTTTGTCATCTGTAATCCACTTGCCATCGTCATTTTTTGCAACATACTGGTCAATAATATCAACCTCATCTTTGGCATACTCGCTTAGCTTGCCCTCGACTTTTGCAAGTAGCTTAGCACGGCCACGATTAGCACGCATATTAGTAACCTTGATTTTGTCTAGTACACGATATAGTGTGTTTAAATCTTTGTTTTTAATAGTTAATTGCATATTATCTCCTGTTAAATTTTTGTGATGTAGTTATTCAATTCCCTATTCACAGCACTTGTAAAATTGCTATGAGCAGTATTCCAGCCGACGTTAGCCAAGTGCCCCCAACAGCGGCCTAAGGCTACTACAGCCGCATACAAGTCGTTCATGTCGAGCACTTTTTCCATTTTGTCTGGTCTAAATTTAAATCCTCGATTGATGCTAAAGTCATCTGCAATCAAGACATTATCACCGTATAGCTCGGTTTGGTCGACTGCAGCAGTATGATTATATCCCGTAGCGTACCTAAATGACCTTAGTCCTGCAAAACGACCGCTGGACGCGCTGTTAATCCCGTCACCAGACGAGGTTATCCCGATAGAGGCATACAACGCTGAGCCTCTATAGCCTTTTGGCGTCGCATTACTAAAATGTACAAAGGCAGTATGTGTGCCATCTTTACGTACTAAGGCATTGTTTTTGCTATTAAAATTAATTGTGGCATCTCGATTAAAGGTCATATTGGCATTATTTAGGTCCCACTGACTTGCCCCATTTGTAGCGGCTAATACACCTCCAGTAATTTTGCTAGCTGATAGTGTTACAGATTGGACTGATGTTGCAAAGATGTCTTTAGCAAACAACGTCCTAAAATATCCCTCATTGGCAGTTAGCTTATTAAAAAAGGCATAGTCCATCTTGATTTTGTCACCAGTGATAGCCTCGGCCGCAATCCTATTAGCACTCAAGTACCCTGTGTTAATCTTACCGGCGTCCATGTTAGCAATATGAGCATTTTTGATCACGGCATTGCTGATGTAGCTATTACCGTCAAGAGTGATGTTTTTACCAGTGATTTTAACACCAGACCTATCAAGGTTAATCGCTGAGACTATCTCATTACCAGTCATCTTGCTCTTAGGCAACTTGTCCTTAATCGCCAAAGCTATCTTGTCGTAACTTTGAGCAATAGTTGTCTCAACATCACCCTTAGTCACTTTAGTGCTGATTAAGTCACTTAGCTGCCTGATACGGCTGGCTGTACCTGTTTGATTGTCTCTAACAGTTGTCTGGATGCCTTGCACGGTTTGTGATAGTCTACTGTAATTTTGACTAGCATCTGTAATCTGAGACTGTAGGCCTTGCGCTGTCTGCGAAAAGCGTGAGACATTACCCGATAGGCTACTGACACGGCTTTCCACACCTCCGATTTTTTGGCTAAGCGTAGAGTAGTTACCAAGTCCGTCATCCAAGCGAGTAGATAAACTATCCAGCGTTTGAGTGAGACGGCTATACTTACCGTCAAGCCTGGTAATACGACTATCAAACATTGATGCTAGCTGAGTCCTTGCAGATTCCACCGATTCACTTTTGACAGTTTGCTTGATACCTTCTAGGGTTTGCTCAAATTTGGAATACCGCTCATCATCAAGCGATTTAACTTGCGTTAAAATTTTTTCGGCTGATTGCGCAATGGCGCTGGCTATTTCTTTGTTGCCATACTCAACAAGCATAGCTTTGTTATTGGCTTTAATTCTTCCCCATAAATCGGACTTAGGATCTTTAAGCTCTAAATCAATTTCTTTTACTTGCTTGGCTAAGCCAAAAGGTTGCTGAGTGGTGACTTTAGGCTTAACAAAATCATGCATAGTCTCGTCATCCTCAACTTGTAGCCTTTTGATGACAGTATTGCCAAGACAGCTACTATTAAGTCTGACAGTCTCGCTAGACTTATCTGCTCTAAAAGTCACATAAAAACGACCATCTTTAAAAGATAAGTCGTGCTCGTTGATTGTATAAGTTGGATCTCTGCTCATTTATCCTCCTTAATCTATTTTTTTTGTATGAGTTCTTTTAACTTAGCAATTTCTTTATCTACGTAATCTTTAGTCACAGCATGTTTGCTAGATGTTGGATCGTTAACTGTTAGATTACCAGCTACAGTTGAATTTGCACATGACCAAAAGCCACCATCTGGACCTACATAAAATTTGTCTACATTTTTATTTCTGATTCTGAGCATTTTACCAGTTGTGCCTGCGGACGAATTGATGAAAATGCCTTGGGCAGCAGTACCATTTCCACTGGCTCCCCGTTTTCCAACGATATCAATAGATAACGCTGCAGCGTTTTCATCGTATTTTGCGTTAGCGCTTGGGTTTTCGTGTGTGATTTTGAGCGTTCCTAGCGCTTTTTCTGACCCTCGTAGCTGCATCGCACTACCATTTTCATTGCCGCTAGTAATATTAAGCGCAGAGGAAAAATTAGGTGTGCTTGGCTGGCGCATCGCAATATTAACGGCATTAGTCTTACCGCTGTAATCGACAAAAAGCGCCGATTTATCGAAGGTCTCTTTACCCGTCCGCAAGCTCATTAACGGCCCATCACTGGTATCATTGTTAGAATAGACAACAACACCAGCACCTTCCGATTTAGACATATCAATGTTAATCGCTCCTCCTACGGAAGATGAGGGTTTAATACCACTATTAGGTTTAAGCCGTAGTTGTCCTGTCACTATGCCGCCTGTTAAGCTCAATTTTTTGTCTAGCTCTATTTTTGACTCTGCTTTTGAGTAAACAGCGCTTTTATCTGCTTTGCTTGATTCTAATTTGGTGATTTTACTATTAGTTTCTTCTTTTTGTGCAAACGCACCTAGATCTGGTTTATTTTGGAGTTGATCATAATCTGTCGTTCCAGGCTTGCCAGCAGGGCCCCGAGGACCAGTTCCTCCAGTTTTACCTTGGATACCAGTGTCTCCTTTAGGACCTTTGGGACCAGTAAGGTACTTAAGCTTACTAAAAGTGTTTTGACCATCGCCAAACTTAGCAAAACCAGTGTCAGTCTCAAAGCCAATCTCACCCTCCAGTAAGACGACATCACTACTTGCCCACTCGGCGGCTTTCATCCGCTTAAATTGGACTCGCAGCGGTATATTTTCACTCATTTTTTACCTCCGTCTAATATAATTTGCGGGCTGTCTGACCACTGCCCTGCTATCGTGGCATTATTACCGTCAACCACATCTTTATAAGCCATCTCAAGGGCCAATTCCTGCACCTCCGACGCGTTTAAATCTATTTGCTTAGATTTATACCAGTCGCTGGTTACAAGCACTGTGTAGCTAAACGGATAGACATTGATAGTCTCAGTATCCTTAGTCAAGCCAAAACTCTCGACAACTAATTTGGGATTTTTAGGTGTTAACACTAAGCGAGCACCTTTCATGTTAGCCTGTGTCACTGTGATTCCTACTTTACGCAGTAGCTCGCAGGTTGCCTCAAAGCTGATAGTGTATGTCTTGCCTTCTTCAAAACCTTCACCATTATGGGCAATGTCAATATAACCTTGTTCAAAAGTGATAACTTTGTCAGTATCACCATCCAGTCTGTTGCGATTGTAAAACGTGCCGCCAGTTGATCCAACAATGTTAGCTGTAACTGTGGCAGTTTCAGACGTGTCTTCCAGTTTAGCTTTAATGTCAGCTAAGCTATCCTTGCTAAAACCGGCTTTGGCCAAAGCATCATCAATCTGCTTTTCATCAACTTCAAGGTCTTTAAGAGACGTTCTAAATTCTTCAAGTTTTTTATCAAAATCTTGCTCTTTAGCATCAGCACTAGCTAAAAATTTTTTGAGCCGCTCATCAACTTCCTTGGCTATCTTCTCGGCTTCCAGCACTTTAGCATTAACCTCAGCAACCTTGACTTCAGCATTAGCTTCAGCTTTTTTGATACCATCTTCAATTTCTTTACGGAGTTTAGCTTCTTTAGTATCAAAGACACGATCAGCGTTTTCGATTTGCTTTTGTAATTTAGCTTCAAATGCTGCATCATGTTGAGCAGTTGCTTCAGCCACCTTATTATCAATTTGACTGCTAATTTGCTTTGCTAAATTAGTTTTAATCTCTCCAAAACTAATAGATTTCAACCGATTAGCCATAGGGGCGAACTTGTATCCGGTAATTTGCATCCGTAAGTCTCTATCATAGAGTTCGTGGAAAACAATTGCTGTATCAAATAGCCTAACATTGCCCTCGTAGTTATTAGTAACATCAATTTTTAAACTATTGCCTGGTATATCGCAGAGTGTACTTTCAAAGTATTTCTTACCATATGCAAGCAAGTCCTCTTCTGTTTTGACATCTTGATCCTGCACCTTGATAGACTTTTCGACAATTATCGGATGAGTGTCTTTGAGCTTACTCTCAACAGTCGCCCTAATCGTTTTCTTTTTCGGTGATTCACTATGACCAATGTTTCCATCTGAAGCTTCTCTGGCTTCTCCTTCATGCTCTTCTTCTACTTCTGCAACAAGGTGCAGTATTGAGATAAGTCCTTTGATAGTATCCGTTTCCTCATAAGATTTGAGGTTTTTCTTGTACATAAAAAGAGCTTCGGTATCTTTGCCAGCTTTTTTGAGTAAATTAACCTGGTACTTATCACGTACAAGTTCGCCACCCCATTGACCCATAACTGAGTGCTTGCCATTGGCCAGAGCATCCATAACAGATACATCTGATTGATTAAATGTATGCCGGCCATCAATATCACTAAAAAAGCTAAATGGGTGATCTCGCTTGATGCTGCCTGCAAGCTCGGACATAACTTTCATGCCCTGTACTCTATCAACACTAATAGAGTTAATTGCATAGCCATTTAAGTCATCGGCAATCTGATTAGCATAAACATTAATGTAGCCATGACGCTTAGTAATTTCAAAAACCCTAAAGAGCTGAGTTCCATGTAGATCATCAGCTTCTAGGATTATTCCTTTTTTGATCAAAGGACGGTAATCGTGTTTAGCGGGATACTTAAAACTTAGTTTGTAATCACTATTAGCTTCCTGGCTGATTTCGTCCTCAAAGGCAGCCACAAGAGGGGTATTATCATCTTTAATTGATATCAAACTTTGTACCTCCATCTTGGACTGATTGTTAACCTAGTAATGCCACCGCTAACAGCGATACCTTGCGTACCGGGTTGTATCTCAAAAAAACTGCCTCTTATTCGGATTGAGTTTTTCACATTGCCTCCAGTATCATAAACACATTGTTGACCATGTTTGCATTCGATCGTTGCTTTACCTGACAAATTTAATTCCATAACTTGTTTGCCGATTGTTAGCGTTCCTTTTCCAGTACCCTCAACAACTATCTTGGGTTCACTGAAAACATTTCCTGTATTGTTAATGTTTCCGTTGCCTGTGATTGTGACATCTGAGATACCTTTTGCGTATCTAAATGGATAAAGAGCAAGTTTGAGAGTCACCCTCCACGATTTCATATTCACAGCATTGATTTTGACAGATAGGCAATCATAGTAATAAAAAGAGTTAGGTATGTGCCAAAATTCGATTTTTTTACTAAGGCCGTCTAAACGATTAACTAGATTAACAGCATCATCAAAGCTATTTAAATGCCATGATAATGTAGGTTTAGATTCATTGTATGATTCTAATTCTCTATTTGTTCCATTCATGCCATAGACTTCATTTTCAACAAAACTAGGGGATAAAATGTCCCCTACATCGTAACCGGTCAAAACACAATTAGGGATTGTAGACGTATCAAAATCATCAATAATAACCTTTGGTATCATACAATCCTCTCTCTAGCCATAATTTTGGCAAACTCTTCGTATAAAATGGCGCTGACTTTTTCTTTGTCTAAATAGACATCTGTGTTTTTGTCAAGAATATCTTGCAATAGAGCAAGTACCTTAACAAAGAACAATGACAAGTCACTTGTGGTAGAACCGATTGTAGACTTAGAGCTAGTGTTACTCGATAGCAAGTCGTCAGCAGTGACGCTTGGTTTAGCATCAATGCCAAGAGATAAACTTTTACCTGTCATCGTTCCTGCAAGGTCATCAGCCATACCAGAGACATTTGATTTAACTTCTTTGAACCCGTCCATCAAGCTAGTATTAAATCCTTGCATGATTACTTTACCAGCAGGTTTTAGCAAGACCTTATCATATGAGATAGGTCCTTTGTGCTTACGAATCCAGTCAGCGATACCACCAACAAAGCCTGTAATGGCCCCCCACATCGATTTTAGCCCGTTTAGAAATCCTTGCATGATTGCACGTCCTGCACCAACTAAGTCAATACTTGCTAAACTATAAAAAACATTTTTTAAACTTCCGATAACAGCTTTTATTGTGCCACTTACGCTAGATACAAGATTACCAAAGCTGCTAAATGCTGTTTTTATAGCGCTTATTGCACCATTGATTACGCCTTTGGCTATCACTACTGCATTTTGCATAGCTGACCATGCTGCCGAAAGTAATCCTTTTAAAATATTGCCAGCATTACCTAAATTACTAAATACCAATTTAATGCCATCAATCGCCAAAGTTATCATATTTTTAGCTGTCGAAACTACTGTTTTGATATTACCCCAAGCACTGCTTAATATGCTGCTTAAACCTTGTCCAGATGCACCTAAGCTGGTAAACATACCAATAATATAACCGATCCACTGTGCTCCAATTTGTAACGCTGGAGCAATTGCATTGAATCCCTGAACAAGCCAATCAATAATTGGTGTTAAAAATTCAACAACAACTTTTAAAGCATCAAATGCAAAGCTAATACTGCCAAGAATCCCTTGTAAGACTCCGCCGAGAAAAGCTCCTAAAATTTGAAAGGCTGGCATCAATGCGCCGCTTAATATTGTTACTAGAGGTTGGCAAGCATTCCAAAGATTAACAAAGCTATTTACAAGCTGACTAATCGCTGGACCTACAATAGCCATGAATGTTTGAAACCCTGCTTGCAATGCTGGCAAAATTGCTGAAATAAGAGATTGGAATCCACTAAAATCTAATCTAGCTAATCCACTGATAATAGTGTCTATCACTGGTGCAACTGCATTACCGATGCTAGTAAAAAATGATGGCAGCTGCCCAAAAGCGGTTTTTAAACCGTTAAAAACAGGTTGTAAATTTTGGCCAATCTGTGCAAATTTAGCAGTAATAGGACTTAAATCAATACTAATTCCAAGGCTACTCATTAGACCTTGGAATTGACTTGTGATAATAGGAGCTGCGGCTCCAATAAAAGTACCAATTGCCGATGGTAATCCTTTAAAGATATTTGCCACCATCGGAATAAAGTTACCAAATAAGAAATTAGAAGTTGTCTCAGCCAGTCCTCGTAAAGCCGGTCTGATATCATCTCCTAGTGATAAACCTGCCATTACATTTGTAAAAGAGGACTTCATAGCAGCTAGTGAGCCTGAAAATGTAGTTTTTGCTTCTTCAGCAGCAACTCCAGCGATACCCATGTTATCCTGTACCAAGTGTATAGCCTCAACCACATCAGCATAATTACTCAAATCAAACTTCTTGCCCATAGCGGCAGGTAACTTTTCAGCGTCTGATAAAAGACGCTTCATCTCTTCTTTTGTGCCGCCGTACCCAAGTCTTAGGTTATCAAGCATTGTATAGTTTTGCTTAGCAAATCCCTGGTAAGCCATTTGGATTGATGTGATATCAGTACCCATCTTAGCCGAGTTGTCGGCCATATCCATGATTGCCATGTTAGCAGCCTTGGCAGCCGCGACAGCATCACCTCCAAGTGATTGCTTTAGAGATGCACCCATTGAAACTGCTTGCTCTGCATAAGTATTTGCTGATATTCCAGCTTTGTATGCCTCTTTAGCAAACCCTTTGACAGCAGTCTCAGCGCCCTTATACAATGTGTCAATACCACCAAAAGATTGCTGCAAATCAGCACCAGCGGACAAGGCAGACGAAATCATCTTACCGATTCCAGCAGCTGCAATGGCACCACCAATCATTTTAACGAGATTACCACCAATGAGCGAACCAGCGCTCAAACCAGCCGACCTTGCTTCGGGATCAAGTTGCTTCGAGATTGCTCCACTTATTCCACGAGCGGATGGCATAATTTGCACATACGCTTGACCAAGTTCTGTTGCCATTAGCCATCACCTCCTAGTAATTGTTTACGTGCATTTGCAAAATCCTCGCCAGACGCAAAAGAAATGACTTCATTAGCTTTTTGTGATTTAGATCCAGATAGAGCTTCAACCATTGATTTAGGTTTGTTTTGACCAGATTGACCATCCTTAGTTTTAGACCAAAACAGCAAATTAGTATTATCGTAAATACCAGCTAACAAAACAGTATCCAAAGCCTCAGTCTCTCCAGATAATGCCATTTTTATCCTAGAGTTAGACCTCAAACCGACAGCAAAAACAGCCACCTGATAAGCAGGTAGCTGTTTGTAATCATATATGCCGTAGGTTTCAGCTAAATCACAAGTTAACGCATCATCATCTTTTACTATCATCTGAGCGAGGATTGCTAGTTTTTTAAATCTTTTTGACTTTCAAAAATTTCTTTGATTTCTACTCCGATAGCTTCAACATCTACGATACCTTCTGCATCTCGTACATGTTCTTTTAGAGACTTAGCAGCATCACCAAGTAACAAATTAACGATTTTAACTACTGCTGTTGGATCAGTTTCCTCTTCTGCAATAGCTTCAACAAGTTCAAAGTTTTTTAATCGTTTTTTAGGAATTTCGTATTCAAATCCTGATGTTGTTTTTCCTTTTAAGATTTCCATTTACTCCCCTTTACATTTCAAAGCTGTTTTCTTTTTTATTAGCTTCTCCAGGTTTTACAATATACTCACGGTGTGTATCACCATCCTTGTCCGGGAAACATTTTAGTGTTGTTTCATAACCAACGACTTCGCCGTCAACATACTTAATTTCACCTACCTCATCGACTTTTGCATTTGGTAAGACAATTCGTTTAAGAATGCCGCCATTCATGATCATGTCAACAACAATTACGTGAGCTTCTAACTCTTTTGAATTTGATTTAATCTGGATTCCCCCACTTAAATCTCCAGTAACATTGGCAGCGCCATAAACTTCTTTTAAGACTTCTACATTTAGTGACTCAATCAGCTTATAAGTAAATTTATCCTCTTTTTCTGTCTGCACAGATCCAACAATATCTCCACCCCACGCTTTAATATTTTCAGATGAGCGTGTATCTTCATTGACCACACCATCCTCGGATACATAACCCAAATTCTTAAATTTAGTATCTAATTCTGATTTTGCATCCTCGGGCAATTTAGCGCCGAGTGGCGCCGAATAAATCGCTCCCCCTGCCTTTGGTTTTGCAGATGTCACATTTTTAGTATCATTTGCCATTATTATCTCCTTTTGTTAATAGTGATTAATGTCAAATACAGCTTGATAGCGATAACGCTTAGTTGCTGTATCTGTAAAATTGTAGTCAGCGTTAAGATGTACACCAGAAACTTGTGGCAAGACATCAAGCTGCTCAATTACTTGCTTTACTTTGTCATTAAGTAAAGCCGCCTCATACAACGATTCAGCATAACTTTGAAAAGCAAACGTGGAACTTAGCAAATGATTTTGCTTAGCCCCACTAGTCTTTTCTAAGATGATGAATCGTGCAGGTTCATCTTTTTGATGTTCAAAAAAAGACGGCACATCTAAGTGCTCGTCTAAATATTTTTTGATAATTACTTCAATCAATCATCGCACCGCCTTCAACAGTGTGTTATTTTTTGAGTTATCTTTCTTGGCCTTTATGGTTTTAGTACTGACCATGGCATTAGCCCTATTTTTCCCAACATGGATATCTTGGACATAACCATCACCACAACGTTCTCTGATGGCTGTGGCCTTAGTGGTTAATACCTGCTGCATTTCTGATGATTTCATCAATTCGGCAACACCAGTTCTATTAAGCTTGAATTTAAACTTACTCATATCTTTCCACCATAACTTTCTTATTCCAGTCTAGTGGTATAAGCTCTTCAATACCTTCTAGGGGGACTCCTACTGTGCGCCATTTTTTGCCAAAAAATCTAACTTCCTTATTTTCCCAATCGTGTTCGTCTCCTTTTGGTATAGCCAAGACATATTCAACCTTTTTTCCAGTTAAAGATAGCTGATTAGTGATATCTTCGGTAGTTGCTGGTGTAACAAGCACATTCTCAATTTTGATATCGAAATCAACTGTTACAGGATTTCCAAAAGGGTCTTTTTCGCTAATCGACTTATCGACTAAAGCAACTGTTATCCCTTTCAATTTCGCCATAAAGCTCAATTCCTCCATATCGTTGTTTTTTTAGTCCAAGGCGCTTCAACTCACTGTCTTTAATAAAAAGACCTCCTCCAGGAACCAAATAGGAACCTGACCATGTATAGCCAAGGGCAGATTGACTCTCTTGAGTCATTGGTTCGCCTTGAGTAGATGTCATGAGTGTTCTAGCTACAATGTCAACCGTAACCGATTTAATAACATTAACAAAATAAGGCTTATCAACCATCGTTTTATCTAAGTCTTTGCCAACTTTGTCAGCTTCCATTCTTAATGTATCTGATACGACTTTCAAGAGTGCATTTGCACGTTTCAATTCGTCAACAGATAAGGGACGCCATAACAAAATGACGTCATCTGTTGTTGCAAAATTGCCCACTTTTACCTCCTAACCAGGCAAGAGTGCCTCTAATTCAGGTTTCTTAGCTTTAGAGCTATATTTTATCCCAGCAGCATCTAACTGACGTTTAATTTCTGCTACTGTTTTTGCTTTTTCGCCTGTCTGCTGTTCAACCAAAGTCCAATCTCCACCACAAACAGGGACGGAGCTATAAAAACTAGCTCCAGTCTTACTGTTAACGTATAACATTATACTTCTCCTTTAGTGACACGAGCAAAGCTCTTAGCGTCCAAAATACCCCAGCCGATATACGCCTCAGCACGTAAGTAAATTTGGTTATACCCTTTAAGGTCTTTCCCCGAATTATCAGGATCACCGTATTTAATGATTTCCATTGGAATTTGTTTTGCATAACCCCACTTAAACATGCTTTCAAAATCGCCAATAATTACTAAATCTTTGGATTCTGCTTCATCAGCTCCAGCACCAACAGTAGTATTGACGGACGATTTCAAGCCATTGATGCTATCTGGATCCGCTCCCCAAGCAAGTTCAGGGTACATTTTAGGCCCCATCTCCCCATTGGTAACTTTCGCCAGTGCTGTTGAAAACTCTGTATCCATCGCAAGCCCTGTCACTACACCTTCAGCCCCCTGAATTAGATTAACAGCTGCTTCGATATTTGCATCAGCGTCTTCGCTCTCTGTAAATTTAACCACTTGCGTCACTTTACTATCAAAGTGATTCGTGCCGATAACGTCAGACGCTTTTTTTGTACGTGGATTGATACCATGCATCGCCATTAGGTCAATACCACGAGCGAGTTTTTTCGCAAACCCTTCGTTAAAAGCTTTCAAAATATCAATCTTTTCCTCTTCTGTTGCATATAAAAATTCATCAGAAAGACGAGCACCATACTCAACCTTGATTGGTACGATAGTAACAGGCTCTAGCGATAAGCCACCGTGTGTTTTTTTACCGTTTTCAGCAACCACATCAATATCAGAATCTAATGTAAACGTAAATTCTTTAGATCCGTTAAACGGAATAGGTTTTTGGCTAGATAGTTTAGCTAGTGAGCTATGCCCCTTAACTTTATTGATAAGATCTGATACTAAATGTTTGTCAAATAAGCTCGCTTTTGATGTTTCTGTTCCCATATTTTTTCTCCTTTAATTAATCTTCTAATCTTCTGTACTTAATCCTTGCACTAACGCTCTGTAATTTGCGTCTGCATTACTATCGATATTTGGTTCGTTTGATTTTGCTGGCGGTTGTGGTTGGGATGGCTTAATAAAGGATGCTAAGCGTTCTGCATCTACTTTGAGTCCATCTTCATCATCTCCTTGCAAACGATCAGCTAAATCAATCGGTAAGCTATACTGTAACGCTACCTTTGTCCGTAAATTTGCCGTCTCATAATCGGCAATTTGATTCTTCAGGGTGCTAATCTCTTCCGTATAGCTATCAGTGTTTGATTTAGCATCATTCAAAGCAGTTTGTAAGCTGCTGTTTTCGGTTTCTAGTTCTTCAACACGAGTTTTCAGTTGGTCGTAATCTTGATATTTCTCACGTTCTCGAGCAATGCGAGCTTTCACAATCGTGTCCAACTCTTCTTGTTTTTCAATAACTTTAAATTCTGACATATTAACGTCCTTTCTCCTGCTTTCCCGACAGTTCGGTAGATTTTTTAGCAGTAAAAAAACACCCTTTCGGATGTCGTTTTTTAACAGCTGGTTCTTTGCTTTCTTTTTGGCTTCGTTGTGTAACAAATCCAGTGCGCAAGCAATGCACTGTCCATTAAGCTAATGTCTCTATCATCATAAAGCGATTTATACCCAAAACCACCATTAGAGCCAATTTGCCTCTTTTCACAGTTTGTGACTACTGCTGTCAAAGATGGCTGATCACTATGACAAATGGTTTCCTGCATGATCCCCTGCTCCCACATCATGTTAGCTGTGATAATTTCAGCAACTTTAGGCAATTCTGGTTTCTTTAGACCTTGATCTTTCATCTCCTGAGCAAGTAATTCTTGACCACTTGCACCATCAATGACAACCTTAGCAATGTCAGCTGATTTCAGAAAATTAATAATCCATTGAGTACCATTCCTAACTGATAAACAGTCAATAGTCTCAACAAATACCTTATTTTCTGATGTTCTTGCTGCAATTGATAGTGATACGTTGTTGCCATCTTGACCAAACTTGATACCGACAAAAAGCTTGCTTTTGAGTTCTGGCACTTGCTCAACTTTGAGTTTTGCCCATTCTTTTTCGGATATAACTGATTTTTGGTTAAAGGATGGCCAGTAACCTAAACGCTGGATATTGTGGTCAATCTCATCTTCACCTAATTCAGCTTCGATTTTCCTCTCGTTGAGGTGGAATCCCATAGATGGGTTGGAAATATACCAGGAAGATACATCGTTAATCTTAACCATCTCAGGAACTGACCATTCAGCCCAACCAGAATAACGCTTATTGCCTTTTAAGCAATCTTTCCGATATGCTTCAAATACTGTACCAGTAGATACCATCGTTGGCGGCGTTCCACACATAATAGTCATTGGATTATCACTATCAGTAACTGTGTACTTCAATGCTGATTCTTGCTCAGATGTGTATTCTTGTGCCTCGTCAATGATAAGTAAGTCAAATCCCTCACCAAGTCCACCGTTTGATGTCCTAGTTCGGAACTGGATAACAGCGCCGCTGGCTTTGAACTCTATACGCTCTTGACCCTTGGCTTTATTTGATATAAAGTCTTCTCCATCAACATAACCTGACATCTCAAGGTATTTTTTCACCTTCTCAAATGATGCGTGAGATGTGCTAATTCGATGAGCTGTATGCAAGATTTTTAAACCTTTATGCAAAGCCCACAGCTCAACAATATAGACTACTTCCGTCTTACCGTTACGCCGTGGGATAGCATACCCATACTTTTGATGAACCCACAGACCATTTTCATCTATGGCCATAATTGGGATAAGCATATTTACTTGCCATGGATAGCAGCTTAGCCCTGTTTTTTTGTAGTAATTAATAGCTTCATGCGCTAGAGATTTAGCAAAATGTAAATTTACCGATTGAGTAGGTCGCTGATTGCCAAGCTTTGTTTTCGTCTTAGTAACCATACTTATTCCTTTCAATCGTACTGCCTAGTTTTTAGCCATGCGACAGGGCACAATAAAAAGCCGTATTGCTACGACTTTGATTTCTAAAGGGGTCGAATTCGTTTAAAATTTATTTTCCCCATTTTCGCTTGTAATTTTTCTTAATATAGTTAACGTCAATTGCAATATCTGCAATAGCTGATTGGTTATCTAAAGTAGCAGCTTTAACAGACGCAAACTCTTCGTTTGTTGCCAGAGCGTTTCGTTGAACGATTGATTTTAGCTCCATGATTTCTTTGTTTTGATTTTTAATTGCTTCTGCTTGCATAGCATTTTCCGCAACCAGCATCACAATAGCCCGTTCGAGTTTACGTTTCTTTTTGATTCGCTTATTCATCGCCTTCTCCTTTATTTAACTTTGTTGCACACGACATTTTAGGGACAAAATTTTCCGCAGCTTCTAAGGCTTTTTCGTAAGCTTCTTTTGTTTCATTGACTTTATTCATGATTTGTTGAAATTCGTCTTTGTTTTCCCAAGTCATTTCGACATTTAATGATATTTTATTCATATTTTTCTCCTTTTTGGGCATAAGAAAAGCACCAGATTGCTCTAGGTGCTTAATATATTGCGTTTTCTGGATCTGGATCAATCGCCACCCCGCTATTAATAGCTTTGTTTAATTCCAGTGTTGCATCTGGTAGAACCTTTTTCCACTCATCAAAGTAAACGTCTGGCTCCCAAAAAAATACTCTATCAAGCGAGTCTTCTCCAAACTTTTCAAGATATTGTTTTTCAGCGTCGTCATATTTTTGACGCAGTTGCCGATGTAATTTTGGTTCCATATTTATCACACTTTCACAAATAATCCAATAATAAAATTCAAAAATTCAGGGTCGTCATTGATTGTCTTGTAGTCATATTTCCATGTTTTTTTGTCAAAGGACTTAGCAAATCGTTCTTCAGGAACAAAAATACCTTGTAATCCCATAGTGAAAACTTCAGCTGCATCGCTGTAGTATTTACCAATATATGGTGATATAAAGTCATCTTTCTTAGTAACTTCCCCAATACCATAATTTGAACTTGGAAAAATATCTTTCAAGCGAACCTCAGCTTCATTAGCAGTTCTTTTATCTACCCAAGCTTTCTCTAATCTTACTAAATCAGGATTAACCAGTTCAATCATATGTCCTATCTCATGGTAAGGTGTTGTTTTTCTTGTTCCATTTGTAGCAATAACTAAATCTTCATCATATCCATCGAAGTAACCGCGCTTCCTTTTTATAGCTTTTAGTTTTTTACCAATACCGTCCGGAACAGCTGCCCACTCAGTTGGATAATTTTGAAAAGCCTCTTGTAGCTGGTCTTTAACAAGTTTAGATGAACCTTTTGCCCAAGTATTTTTAGGTATTTCTCCACCGATTTCACGAAAATTTGAGAAAATTTCTTTTAATTTCTCTTTATCTCCTATATGTTCTGAAACTCTAAAGTGATAATTGATACGTTTCCCTATATCAATTATATCACTCGGACCAACCTTTGTCATATCTAACTTAGCGATATCATTTTTGATAGATTCTACTAGAGCACTTTCCTTAAATTTTTCAACCCTTTCTATAGATTCTTGAGTTTTTTCTTTCTTTCGCCAGATTTTACTCCAAGCACTCTGAACTTTTCCATTCTTCGGGTCATAGTCAAGCGTACATCGACACCGCTGATGTCTTCTCCATACGTCCTTAGGGACTTTTGGATAACTATAAGTGCCAACAACCTCACGACACCATTCACAACAGTTGCCACTTTCTGTTCTGACAACCTGTGGCGTCATACCTGTTTTATATTGTAAATCCGCATTTGCCTTGATGGTATCATCCACAATGGACTGCGAAAAATTAACAATCGGTTCACCAAACAGCCATTTTACATCATCAAATGTATTCTCGCTATCCAAACGATTTACCATCCCGTTAATCTTGTCTCGATTTAGCGGTGGACGTTGCACCTTTAGACCAATCTGAGCATTCTCATTTAAAATCCGCTGAACATCACCAGCATAACCTGAAATCAATTTGTAATTCCGTCCCATAGTCTCATCTAAGAGACGCTTAGCGATATTGTAATACATTTTACCGTCTGGTAATTTATCCGAGGTAATAGAGCCTGTCAGAGCCAAAGATAAAAGTTTTCCAACTTCAATACCAAACTCGTTGACTGTTTTATATGTTGCTTTTTTAGACTTCAAATCTGCAAAAGCCTTAGCAACGACCTCGCTTTTACCAAAATACTTTTCAAAATCCTGTTGAACTGATTTTAAAATCTTAGGTAAGACATCATCAGCCATCAGTTGTCACCTCCGTCGCTTTTGGAGTTGGATTGTCAGAACCTTTTACCCCAGTTAAGTCACGGATAACATCTGCATCCATGAAACCAGGAATAGCTTGATTAAGCTTAATAGCGCCATCACCGACTAAAGTAAGCATATTTGCATCAGCTTCAAAAAGAGGTTCCCATTTAATTTCAGTATCCATGAACTGATTGCGTAAATAAGGAAACTCATCCCTTAAACAAACAGCAATATACGCCACATTTAGAAATCCAGAAGCAAAAGAGCGTTGAGCTTTACGTCCTGCTGCTCTTAAATTTTCATGCGCTGCTTTAATAGCTTCTACTGATGATGGATTGTCAGATGGAAAACCAAGATCATCAAGAGTGAGTCCAGAACCACCAGCGAATAGGGAAGCATACATTTTTAAATGCTCCATGAAAGGAGACATACTGGCTGTAGTAAACTGACCAACAGTTGGCTTATCTCCGTCTTCATCTTTTGAGATTTCCAACAATGTGGATACCGTGGCACGCCACTTTTCCATCGGTTCAGCGTCTGGATCCATTCCCAAAACATATTTTTGTGGGAATGAGTAAAACTCAGCCGTAACCTCTGCTCTCTCAAGCGTTCTCTTCGCTGCCTTTTGATGATACATTCCAGCCTTGGTAATGCGACTGCGACCAAATGGTCTAACTGCGTCTGGTCTGTGAATGATAGGTACAAGCAAGGGGTGACCTGTTGGATTTTTAATATTATATGGTTTCCCTTTTTTTGGATAATACCAGATGTCTTTGTCTGTGAAATAGGCCTCTAACGTAGGATTACCGTTTGAGTCAGACTCTAAAATTGCATAACCCTCTGTTAATAAAAATGTAGTTGGGTCAAGTATCCCCGTCGCTTTACTAGCTTCGATAACTTGCATTTTAGGTAAGCCGTCTTCCGCTCCTGGCATGATGTACACAAAGCAACAAGATGCAATTAATGCTGACTGTATGGCTGTATCAAAAAAGATATCAGGGTTATTCGCTTTAAAAATTTCCCAAGCATTAAAATCATCGTTGGCAAACTCCCTGAAAATAATACGGTCCGCAAGGCTATCAACCCCTTTAGCGGTCCATTCTAACACAGACCTGTACATTTCACGCACATTATTTGGCATGACAATACTTCGTGTGTCGTCTCTGTCATCCATGGCATAATAACGATATCTTTTATCAACTCCAGTTTTAAAAAGAGCTAACTTCCTACGAAGATAGCCCATACCCATATAATTCATTTCTGCTCCTTTATTTTTTGCATGACTAAATCTACAAAGTTTTCTTCATGTACATCTATTCCTTCAATAAGTGTTATTCCAGTAAAACCAAATTCAGATTCATTTGCCAAAATTTCCTTTTTTAGTTTTTTATAGTGCTGCGCTAAATTACGTATTTTTTTAGGCTTTTCTGTCACATCTGTGTTAGGATTTAGGACTTTCTTTTTTTCTTTCCTCTGTTCAGCCCGTTTTTGTTTCATCAATTTACGTTGTTTCTCACGATTGCCTTTCTTACGGCATTCTTCAGAGCAATATAAAGTTCTATTGGTTTTTGCTTGGAAGTTTTTTTTGCAAATTAAGCATTTCTTTTTCAATGAAATTCAACCTCCAAAATTTTCTAAATCCTAACGTGAGAAAAAATGTACAGTGACGGCGTGAAGCTCGGCCGACCGACCGGGTAGGGAGATACCCCCCATTTCGCTTCTAAGAGCTTTTAGCATAAATCAATATATTTGCCTAAAATCACTTTTTAAATGCAAAAGATGACCAGTCTCGACTTTGAGGAAGGTTTCTGTTGCCAATTGTCTTTGGCTCGTTGCTTGCTTGGTTAGCAAACAACTTATCAGACTTCTGCCTATTGCACTGCCAGTGAGTTAACTGTAAGTTCTCAAGCGCTGATGGATGACCACCTTTTGCGATAGGAACTATATGATCTATTGCTGCGCTTAATGGATGTGGATACTTAAGAGACTTGTCCACTGGCTTGCCACAGATACCACAGACAGTGGCTACCTTTAGTAACTTCTTTTTATTTCTGTCAAATGCTACCCGGTGGGTACCTTTCTTATCCGCTCTTAATTGAGCCATAGGGGGCCTTTCTAAATTTAAAAGAGGGGGTATTTTTGTACCTGTCCCTCATTTCTTGATAATACTATATTATCACTTTAAAACTGTCATGCACTGTTATTCACTGTCAATCACTGTCATTTACTGTCAGATTGTTTAACTCCTTTGTGGCAACTCTTAACAGTCTGAAATAGGTGCTTTCGCTGCAATTTAACTCATCAATCACTTGCCATCTAGTCATCTTATCAATATAGACCATGCTTAAAATTGTTTGACTGTCTGTATTTTCTAAGCTATCAATTAGGTTTTGAAGCTCTCTCTGCTTTCTTATGGCTTCAGCAGTCTTCTTTTCAATATCTTTGGCAGTTGCAATCAACTCTACGTAAACATCATCTTGCTTACGTTTTATACCACCATTCACCTTATCAGACGACCATTTAGGGCTAGAAAGCAACGAAGCCTCAATCTTATCTCGACGTCTGATTAAACTAGCGATATATAAATCTAAATTGCGTAAGTCTTTTAAAATTGCCTTAGCTTTGCTCACTAACTAGCTCCTTTTTGATATAATAGATTTGTCAAATTATTAACTAAGGAGTCAGCTGTGAGCTGGCTTTTTTGTGGAGAAAAGCCCTCTCTTCCTTTTTTTATTTTGACACAGGCGCAGGATGTCAGTATTAGCGCCTTAAATAATAGCCAGTGACCGATAACCAGCGTTAGATTTTGTTTTGGTGTAAGGAGGTTCTCGTTTCTATTTTTTAATTTCGGTCAATACCAACCGCACGAGTCGAACGTGCGTGATACCGTTATTGGTTATATCCATTCAATTAGTGGATTTTCAATGTGTTCTATCCCATCACCAATCCACTCTTTGACATTAAATTCTCGCTCAATATCTTGAGTCCTTGGCATAACGTTAATATCACTAAAACTCAGCATGTCGTCTTTTGTATTTTGCAAAAAATAAATGTTTTTAACTTGTCTTGTTAAAGAGTCGCCATGCACCACCACACCATTTATCCCTCTTATAGACATATTAAAGAGTAAAAACGGTACTGCTTTGTCCGATAACTCTTCTACGTGATACCAGTATTTACTCGGACGATAAGTAAATGGACTGTCATTTAATCGTTGTTCTTGCCATGCTTGGATAAGTATCCCACCCGTCCCGACTGCTACCTCGTAGTATTGATTACCACTTATTATTTTAGATAATAGTGTACTAACCGATTTAGGCGTAAAGTCTTGCTTTTTATTTTTGCGGTCAGCTTGTTCTTCCTCAAAATATTGCATAAACCAGTCGTAAGATACATCTGTTTCATATTTCAAAAACTGTCTAAATATATCCTCACGACTATCTTTATCAAAGAGTATGTCCGTAAGTCGTTTGGGTGCTTTATAAACTTCGTCGATGCCTAGTATGCGATGTATCTCATCGATCTTAATCATGTTACCCTCCGTTATTCGTTAAATCAGCAATCCGCTTTGTCTGTCTAGCTCTATCATCACTAGCACGTTTAAGCTGCTTTTGTGTCCTGCTTAGCTGAGCGCGTAGTCCGTATATTTGCGGTTCGTAATATTGTTGTGCGTCGCGGTAACTAAAGTATGAAACAGTCACCATCATCCCAAATATTGCAATCGTAAGAAATAATAGTGCTTTCCAGTCACTTTTTAGGACATTCATTATTTTATTCAAGTCATTACGTAAATTTTGCAATAATTCATCTGTTGTCATCGTTAACCTCTCTCATAAAATATTCTGTCGATCGCTTATCATTAGCTAGCTCTAGCCGTCTAATAAACTGCATCGCTTCACCTTTTGTTACAAACTCATGCTCCTGAAACAGGTTTTTGTCATAAACCATGTAAGTCGCTGTAATGCCTTTGTTGTAAACTCTCACAACGTGTTTTTTAGTAGTAGTCATGTGTCTCCAATTCATCAAGATAGCCTTGATTGACATAGTATGAGCCAATCAAAATAGCGTCTGCTTCGTCGTCTTTGACCGATTTATTAAATTCTTGCTCCACTTTTATTTTTGACTGTAATTTCATGGACTTCTTGCTTCGGTCTTTGTAGCTAAACTTCCAATACTTACGCCACGTTGATACATTGATAAACACGACGTTATCAGCTATTAATCTTCCTAAGATAATTCCTGTAACAATACCGATTTTAAGCATGGATTGCTGGTTAGGTCCCATAACTGAATTTTTTTCGACTGCGATTGTACTAAAATAGCAATCGTATTTTTTTAATGCTCGTGACTGGATTAGCCTTAATTGACTAGCCATATAGCGGCCGCGCTCAAAGTAGGATTTACTCTTATGTTTTAAGACACCACTCTGGATAAGGTCTGAGCCTTTAAATAAGGCCCACCCTGTTCCAGATGTTGAGATGTCTAACGATAAAACTAGATTGCTCATTCAAGCACCCCGCGAATGCCAAGGGTTTCAAAGATATTTCTCTTGTTATCTTCGATAAATGAGAATACTTTTATGATTTCGTCTGTGTCTTTCTTATGCTCTTTAGCAAAATATGATGATGTTAGATTGATTTTAGTTTTGGGTTTAGCTTCAAGAATGAGGTCGTAGGCTGTTTCGAATAACTCTCCATCTTCATCAAGTGACGGTTCGTCGTCAATCTTTTTAAAATCACTAATAAAATCCCATTGCATAGTCAAACTGCCAGAGATGGCAAAGATTCGGTTTACTCTATCTAAAATTAGTGCTGTTCCTGTTCCTGTAATTTTGATTTGTTCCATATTTTTCACCTTTTTAAAATCCACACTCGCCCTAAAATTGTGTGTGAGCATTGGCAAGGACGAGTGTAGCAATTTTTTATATCATCAATCCTGTTAACTTGACGATATTCCAACTTTCCTTTCTCACTCGGAAAATATTGATACTGCAAAGGCCGAGCTTCACTTTGCAATAGGTTGTTAAAAAACTATTTTTTATTTACCATCCGCACCGCCGAGCCAATTCAGCTTGAGTAAGAGGCTCTATATTTTGATAACCGCTGACTTGATAATTTTTTTTAAAATCAAAACCTAGCTGAGTTAGACCGGTCTTGAAACGGTCTTTTTCAGCCGTATCTTCAAAGTACACCTCAAGTGTCATTTTTTGATTGTACTTTTTAAACTCGTTTTCAGCTCCTGTGAGCGTTTCTTGGTTGTTTTGGGATAATTGCCAACCATCCAAGATTTCGCCTGTTTCCTTGTCGATTTGTGGCATTTCTGCTGATTTCTGAGCCTGTTCTTGTTCTTTAGTTTGCTGAGCTGCTAAAAGTTGCTCTCTTTCCTCCTCGGCTTTTCGCATTTCCTGCTTTTGCTTTTCAGCGAGATAATCAGCTTTAATCTGACCTAGCACCTCTACAAGCGTCATCTCTTTTAGCATACGGATGTAAGGTTGGTCAGTCATACCATACTCAGCACATTGTCCTGAGATGGTAGCTTTTGCTTTTTCGACCTCTTGCTCCTTTTGATATTCAAAGGTAACCAAGTCCTCAAGAGATTTCATGGTGACTTTTTTGAGGGTTACACCGTCCGCCATAAAATTGCCAGCTTTGGTGTACTCCATAGCTTTTTCGTCAAAAATACGGGGGTCAAGCATATACTCAGATGCCTTATTAGACAAGTAGCTCTTTACTGTATCTAATCGCAGCGCTTTTTGATGGTCTTCGAATTCTTTGACATCAGTTGCAATCTTGTCAATCGTGTCATCTAGTGGCTTGCTTGCCTGTTTGATATATCCATCAATGTCGTCAGCAGGCTTTGAGAGTTCCTTTTTTACTTTGATACGCTCATCAGACAACTGTTTTTTGAGCTTGCGTAGATCAGCTAGGACTTGCTTGTCATCTTTGATAGTTCCAGCTGTGACTGCATAATTTTGGTATTTTGCCACAACTTCGTTGATGTTTTGTTCAAATTTTTCACGATCAATAATTTCAACTTGTGCCTGTGTGACTTTTACTTGTAATTCTTGCATGGTTTCCTCCTAATACTCCAGTTCTCCATCAAGTAGTTCTCCTTGTACTGGATCATCAGTATGTTCAGACACTTCATCAACGGGATAGCTAGTGTCTGCTTTTTGAGTTTGTTTCTGAGTCTGTTCTTGCTTGTACTGCTCAATCTGTGCCATCTTCCGTGCTCTGACTTCTTCCTGTGTTTCCTGAGGAGTCACATCTTTAATAGCATCAAAAGTATCGCCACCGTCAATATCGGTGTACATATTACCGAGTTCATCAGGAAAAGCCTCTCTAAGTGTCTGAACAAGTGCTGTTTTTCTAATCATTGTTCCTGGCATTGATTTCCAAGTACTTCGTGGATTACCATATTTGTCAAGTTTGACATATTCGTTAAAGTCAACAGTAACTTTGTATCGATGTGAGCGGTCTTTGCGGTAAACAATGGCCCATCCACCTATCAAAACATCATCAGGTAGTTTTAGAGAGCCCTCAATTTCAACCATCTCTCCATTTCTCATAACAGTAATGCCAGCCTCGAATCCATCATATCCTTCACAACGTTCAGCACGTTTCATAAATGCCTCTTTAGATACAATCAAACTGAAATCTGTGCCGCTATTATTTTTATAGGCCACAATATAAACTTCGTTTGCAAATGGATTAAGGTTGCGCCCCTTACACAAAGCCAGAGCTTGCCCTACTTGTTTTTCGCTAAGCAAGTTCTGAGGATCAAAATATTTTTTAATATCAGCTCCTGTCAGCAAAGTTGGATCAGTTGTGATATCACGTTTAACTTGTTGTGTTGATAATTGATTTGCCATCTCTATTCACCTCCAAAAGCCTGCTCAAACATTCCGTTTACCATACTTTTAACTTTTTGCTCTTTTGTTAACTCTGGCACTGATTCGCCATCAATAAATTTTAGGTCATAAGATGCTTCAATAACTACAACATCACATCCAAACGTTTCGGCTAAATTATCGATTTTATCTTTTTGCATGTTGTAAGCTTCTTCTGGTAAAAATGATGCCAGTTGAATGCTATCTGTAAGTTCCACATTATAAGCAAGTACATCTTCTTTGTTTTTGAAACTCTTTAAAAAACTTCCTTCTTCAGTGTTTCTTAGCACTACAATTTTTTCTTTGATGTTCATTTCATTTCCTCTTCCTGTGTTTTAGTTATCTAAAATATGTTGTTTAAAAACCCATTTGCTATCAATTCTGCGGTTTGGGATTAATTCAGGCTCCACATCAAATTCCGTCTCGATATAGTCCATCAAGTCCTCATCCGTATAGTCTTTAAATTCTTTGTACGTCCGCTTTAGCGTAGGTTCATCGCTGCCTCGTAAGCAGTCAATCGTAAAGATAAGCGCATCTCTAAAATTGCTATCGAATGTGATTGTCTCTCCGTTTATCCTAATTTCGACCATTTCGCACCTCGCTAGCGACTTTTGCAAACTCGTTTAAGTTTCCGTTTTTTAAAATGTTTATCCGCTTTTGTTCTTTTCTAACTTGACTTTCAAGTGAGCTGATAGCTTCTGTACGCTCATCATCGTCGTCAATTAGATAGTACCCTCCGCCTTTTCGGCGGCTAGAACCTATCAAATAGCCTTTCATTACCATTCCGTGGATAATGTCTCTCAGGGTTTTCGGGTCTTTGATGTCAAATGTTCGGCAAATTTCCTTTGAATTAACCATCATGTTACTTCCTATCGGCAAATAACAAAATATTCTTTTTTCTAACTCATCTAGTGGCATTATCATATTAAATCTCTCCTAAAACGTGACTTTTGAGCACTCTCTCCATGCTCTCAATTCTTCAATTTTCTTTGTTCGAACATCTTCATCTAGCGCCATGATTTTTGCCGCATGTTCCTCAGATAGCCCGAAAAATGTTGTTAGTGTCAATTCCATCAGAACCTCTTACTTTCTGCATTATCTGGATATTTAAAAATATTGTTTTTTGCACCTTTGATTATGCGATCGACAAAAGCAGCATCGTAAATTTTCATAAGCTCAGCTCTACTAAAATTTGTATTAATGATAGTATTTGTCCGATTATCCAAAATATTAAATAAAAACGTATATGCCCAACCGCTAGCAGATTTAATGGTGTTACCTGTGGTTGACTCCTTGCCTAAGTCATCAAGTATCAGATAATCACAATTGATGAGAAGCTTTGACATTCTTTCTTGCGAATATTTGCTATTTTTTTTATCGTCATAATCAAATGTATCTTTGACTAATGCGGACAACAAAGGTACTGAAACAAATATCACACTCTTTGATTGATTGTAAGATTTAAACATCTCGTTAATATTTTTAGCAATACTCATAGACAAGTGGCTCTTGCCAACTCCTGGAGGTCCTTGTAAGAGGGAGTTACCTTCCATTCCTTTAACATAATCTCTGGTGATTCGTTTGGCATAGTTTAGCGCTTGTGTATCTACAGCACTATGTTCCTTGTAGTTTTTCAACGTAGCACTAGCAATTTCCTTTGATAAAACGCTCTCTTTATAAAACACGTTATAACCCTTAGCTAGCAACGACTGGTTGTTGTACGCAATGTCAACCGCATTACTTTTCGTTTGGATATACTCTGTTGTACATTGCCAACAAAATTCTGTTTCTCTATTGCCATGATTTGGCATTTTCCTAGCATAAATTGGCATCTCGTGCTTTTCGCATGTTTTTCCAGTATCTCTAATAACGCCACTAGCAAGCATGCTTTCTCTCGTCATTAAACCAAAAGCCATAGATACCTCCTAAAACCCATATTTCGGATCTGGTTTTTTAAGCTCGTCTAACTCAGCTTGCGAAAATCGTTGTCCTTGCTGCTTCTGGTAATAATCACTTTTAGCAACTTCTGGCTGATTAAGATAACTCTCAAACTTGCTAGCATTAAACAAAGTTGATGGTCTGAGATATTTTGCCATGTCGGAGTTTCCCCACTCGCCACACTTTTTATCGACAACGGCTTTAAAATCATCTAAATTATAGCCATCTCTCAATCTAGCTTTAACAAGATTAACGTTGCTATCTACAAACTTGTAGTTAGAGTTCGTTTTTTGGTTGAGGTAAGCTATTGGAATACGGTAATCAAAGTTTTTCGGATTACCTTTTTTGACTTGTTCGACATATTTCTCTTCTAACCAGTCTGGAAATAGATACTCGGTCAGGCTCTGCTCGGCAATATATTCTTTCTCTTTATCTAACTCTCTCTCTTTATCTTTCTCTTTCTCTATATCTATCTCTATCTCTCGTTCACAAATGTAAGAATTTTGATTTACATTTGTAAGACCCCCTTTTTTTTCTCTGTAATTCCTCATATAATCAGCTTGCGAGCTTGATTTTCCGACAAAATTTTGAATATTTGTCATATATATCGCACCATTATCAAGAATTTCAATTAATTGTAGGTCTCTAAAAATTTGAATGGCCTTTTCGATAGTCCCAACCTGATGCCTTGTAATTGTGGCAAGCATTTGTGCGTTGTAAGGAATAAGATTGTTAAACATTAATAAGCCATCATTTTTTAAACTTCTTAGATATAACTTGAGCAAAATATTGCTATAGATATAGCCGTCAGGCATACTTTCTAAAATGATTGCTTCATCACTTTCAAAGAAATTTTCCTTTAATTTTAAGTAGTAATACTTTTTGTTATCTGCCATTTATCTCCCTTCTTCAAAAATAGCTTTCACATTTCTTATCTTTTAACGTCTCAATAATTCCATCTAAAGCATCTGATCGGTTTTTAAGCTCATTGTACTCTTTGACAGATATTGTGATAAAATCTTTGTTATCTTTTGTAGTATCGCTATATCCGAGCAGGTAAGCGACTGATACATCAAAATGATCTGCTAGTAATTGCGCTTGATCAAGCGCAATTTTGTGTTCATTTTCCCAACGTTGGATCGTCCTATAATGCACGTATATTTCTTCTGCAAGATCTTGCTGAGTCAAGCCTTTTTCCTTGCGTAACTCTTTTATTCTATTCATGTTATGCGTCTCCTACTAAATTTGTTTAGCAGGTAAACCGTGCTTTTGGTTATATCTACGTGCATTAGCTTCCCAGCCGTTATTTTCAATCGTCCATTTTGATTTTTTCTGTTTTTTTGGTTTTGTAAAAATAAAATCTAATAGTTTCATGTTATACTCCTAGTTCTAATAAAATTTGATAGTAACCTGTAAAAGAAATTGGCACCGTTATATTTTCTGGCTCACATTGTGAACCATCTTTCCTAAAACAGCGAACCTTTGGGGTCCATTGTTCTTTTTGTCGTTTCATGGTATAATTCCTTTGTAATATTTTTGTTCAGAGTCCGATTGCCGTCGGACTTTTTTTGTTATAATCATCTCGAAGGGAGGTGATTATATGGCTAAAGATTTGTTGGAAGTAACATCAGAAATTATCATCGGAAATCACGAAAGTTTTTATCGTGAATTTAGAGCTGCAAAAAACGAAGGTAAAATTAAGGATGCTACTTTTGCGGAATACTTAGGTCTTGAGTATAAGAAACTTTATCAATACGTTTCTAACGTCAATTCTATTGACTAGTAAAACTCAGACTTAATGTTTACATTGAATTGAAGTCTATCCTTTGGATGGGCTTCTTTTAGTTTCTTTACTTCCGTGATTGCTTCTTCAGATGTTGTGCAATATAGGGTAAATGTTATTTCGTTCATGCTATCTCCTTTTTAAACTGGTAGATATTCCTGATTAAGGAATTTATTAATAAAGTATTGTTGACCTTTTCCGGTTACAAGGGGTGTCTTGCTTACTGTAATATGGCCATCAGAATGGGTGATGCTAGTTTCCTTGACCCTTATAAGTCCAAGCTCTACGCTTTTCTGAGTAGGCATATTCCAATCTCGGCCATTACGCTTGATAAGATAGCCGTGTTTACGAAGCCAAGTGAAGAGACGAGTCGCTCCAATATTTACCCCATTCTGCTTGAGTAACTTTGCAAGTCCCGACCACTGACAACTGGTTCATGGTTATCGTTTACTGTAATATTGATTATTTGATTCATTTGATGCCTTTCTATCTGATTTTTAAATCTGAAATAACTTTTAAAACAAAGCGATTTGATGCTGGGTCTTTTTTTCGTCCGGCGAGAATATTCGCTACATCTTGCGGTTCTTTGTCATAAGTAACTGCTAGATCAACTTGTTTAAGGTTGTTATCAAGCAAATACTTTTTAATTTTTTCGATTGCTGATGCGTTGTTTGGCATTGAGTGCCTCCTTTCTAAAATTAGTTATTTAAAATAGTATCAATTGCTTTTAGTTGATCTGTTGTCAGTAAATCGTCTTCTTTAATTTTTGATTCAAATTTTTCAATCACTGAATTGCGAAAATGTCTATATTCATTTTCTTTCAAAACCTCTGATATAACTTCATCAGTTGCCTCTTCTAGATAATAATTGTTGCCGTTTAAACAAACGCCATCTGGCATAAATTGAAAGTTATCAATATTGATTCGACCTGTTGGTGTGATTTTAGAAACAGCTCTAACTGTTCTTGATGTTTTAAACCATCGCGGATTATTTACTAAGATAATTTTATCTCCTGGATTTAACTCAGCTAACCATCCTGTTCTCTTGTCTTTTGTCATTTGTTATTTCCATCCTTTCCGCTCCCACTTGGAAGTTTTTATTTTGTAAGTAATAAAGTTAGTAAAAATTTAAATTTTTCATTGACATTTTTTAGAGTATACTTTAAAATAGAGGCATAAGAAAAACATAGTTATAACGTTTATAACTCTTTTATATTACGCAGTTCCCCAACTACTTTAAAAAGATTTGTAAAATGTTTAACTTCGTTTTTTACTAACTAACTATCTTACAAAAACTATTTTAGAGTATTCTCCGTAAAAAGTCAACGGTTTTTATTTAAATTCTTTAAAATATTTTTTGTCATCCTCCAGAAAGGTTGATAAATCAGTGTTTATAACATTTGAAAGGATAAAAGAACTTGCTAAAAAACAAGGTCTTTCAATAAATTCTCTAGAAGAAAAGATGGGGTATAGTCGAAATACCATCTATGCTTTAAAACGAAACAAGCCAGGTTCTGAAAAATTACAAGAGATTGCAGACTATTTCCACGTCTCAACAGATTACTTGCTTGGTCGCACTGATAACCCTGCAATTGCAAAAGATAACCAAGAATACACTTCTGAAGATCTACGAAAAATGGCCGAAAACGCCAAAACGTTCGATGGTAAGCCGCTTACTGAATCAGATATTGAAGCAATACAAAATATTATTGAAATTTACTTGAAGGGAAGATAGTCTATGACTATTGAGGAGATTTTAGACTTCCATAATGTAGAATTAGCTTATTTCGATAATGAACTATGGCCACGTCCAGGAATCTATATTGATGAAATAAAAGTTGTCTTCGTTAATAGAGCATTATCCGATGAGTCAAAAAAGAAAGTTATTTTTCATGAACTAGGACATATTGAACATGATTCTGGCCAATATCAAAGGCGTCATGAAGAATTTGAATTGCAGGCAAATAGACATATGATCAGGTGTTTGCTTGAAGATGAATTTGACAAAGTAGAAGACAAACATGAGTTTAACTACTTGTCTTTTATGCAAAGACATAATTTAAAGACCACGACCGATGAAGTCATGGTTATTGATGAGTATTATACTTTAATAGGTTAAAGGAGATTATCATGGGATTTTTGGACAATGTAAAAGAAGCTAGTACTGTTTCAACTGCTTCTGGCGAAAATTATGAATATGTTGTGCTACAAGTTACACTAAAAGAAAAGCTTATAGGAACAGGCTCAGGAAATTTAACTGAACTTGAAAATGTTATTAATAAGCAAGCAAAAAAAGGATATCGCCTACACACTATTACCACATCAAATGGTGGCAGTAAAGGATTTGGTGGCGGAGATAGAATACAAGCTACAATGGTATTTGAGAAAATCAAGTAAAATAAAAAAAGCCCCACGCTCTCAAAGTTTGGCGACTCTGAGCGTGAGGCGAATCTAGTATAGTAAAAACCTGCTTTAAGTAGGTCTCTTTACTGTACTCATTTTAACAAAAAATGAGGTAAAAAACAATGAGAAAAGTAGCTATTTACTCTAGAGTATCAACAATAAATCAAGCCGAAGAAGGATATTCCATTCAAGGACAGATTGAAGCTTTAACAAAGTATTGTGAGGCAATGGAATGGAAAATTTACAAAAACTACTCTGATGCAGGTTTTTCAGGCGGTAAACTTGAACGACCGGCAATAACAGAATTGATTGAAGACGGTAAAAACAATAAATTTGATACTATTTTAGTCTATAAACTAGACAGGCTATCAAGAAATGTAAAAGACACACTTTACTTAGTCAAAGATGTATTTACTGCTAACAATATCCATTTTGTCAGCTTAAAAGAAAATATCGACACTTCTTCAGCAATGGGAAATCTCTTTCTCACTCTCTTGTCAGCTATTGCAGAGTTTGAAAGAGAACAGATTAAAGAGCGAATGCAGTTTGGTGTTATGAATAGAGCAAAATCTGGAAAAACAACGGCTTGGAAAACACCACCTTATGGATATAGATACAACAAAGACGAAAAAACATTGTCGGTCAACGAGTTAGAGGCTGCTAATGTCAGGCAGATGTTTGACATGATAATCTCTGGCTGCTCAATCATGTCAATTACAAATTACGCGAGAGACAATTTCGTCGGGAATACGTGGACACATGTAAAAGTAAAAAGAATATTAGAAAACGAAACATATAAAGGATTAGTGAAGTATAGGGAACAAACTTTCTCAGGTGATCATCAAGCCATTATCGACGAAAAAACATATAATAAAGCGCAAATAGCTTTAGCACATAGGACAGATACGAAAACAAATACTAGACCTTTTCAAGGGAAATATATGCTTTCTCACATAGCAAAATGCGGTTATTGTGGTGCCCCTTTAAAAGTATGCACAGGAAGAGCTAAGAACGATGGTACGAGAAGGCAAACTTACGTTTGTGTTAATAAAACAGAAAGTTTGGCTAGACGAAGTGTTAATAATTATAATAACCAAAAGATTTGTAACACTGGTCGATATGAAAAAAAACACATCGAAAAATATGTTATTGATGTTCTTTATAAACTTCAACACGATAAAGAATATCTTAAAAAAATAAAAAAAGATGACAATATAATTGATATTACACCTTTAAAAAAAGAAATAGAGATAATCGATAAAAAAATCAATCGTCTAAACGATTTATATATTAATGATTTGATTGACCTACCAAAACTAAAAAAAGACATCGAAGAACTCAATCATTTAAAAGATGATTATAACAAAGCAATTAAATTGAATTATTTAGACAAGAAAAACGAAGACTCTCTTGGAATGCTGATGGATAACCTTGACATTAGAAAATCTTCGTATGATGTTCAATCTAGGATAGTTAAGCAATTGATAGATAGAGTCGAGGTTACTATGGATAACATCGATATTATTTTTAAGTTTTAA